CGAAGCCTTTGTTTCCGGCTGGTTTCATGCCAGCTGTTAACAAAGGAGTGAAATCTACTCGTGTGATGTGTACGTGGGGTGTCACGGGGTCAGTAGAACTGCCCCAGGACATTCTTCACGTTACTATTCTCACTTGCTCTCAAAGAACAAGTGAGGAGAGGATCTACATGACCTACTTTCTTCGGGCTCTTCAGAACCTGATGAGAGTAGCAAATGGGGATTCTCCCTTGCACGAGTAGTGACATTGACGACAGAGCTATGGATGCACACACCTTCCTATTGAAAGGAGGGGATGCTGAAAAGCCTGACGTCACTCTGGTCCTGCACAGCTCAAGAAATGGCTGTGCGATGTTGCACTAGCGCCGCGCTCGACATAAAAACTGTCGAGCGTCGATTCAAACACGAGGGGCTATCGTTTTTGGCGATAACCCTGGCGGACTTTGGAAAAGCCATCCAAAAATGGCTTGACCAAGGTTTCGTCGTCCCTTCGGACGCCCCGTCCTTCGCAAGAGGGTCGGGTCGTCTTACTGGTCTCCCTGTATTTCTACAGGGTTTCCTTGGACGTGTGTTTGAACCTTGTAGTGGCGCACTTTTGGAAAATCCGGACATCGAAGCAATCTATGCTTTGCGTCAACTAACGTTGATGTTTAGCAAGATCGCCCTTCCGGAGTCATCCCGTAATGGGAAGGCTCTTCAGGTGGTAACACCTGAACGCGAAAGGCGAGCGATGCTCGGATATCTCCAATGTGAGCAGGAGGTCAAGGAATCAGATGTCCGTCTTGATCCGCAATTTCTTGCGGACTTTAAACGAATGTCCGATTTGCTTTTTGGTGGGGTCTTCGCTAAAGCAGACAGAGATGTCTACTGGGCGAGACTCACACCGAAGCATGGTCCAGGCGCTGTCGCAGATCGGCTTAGCAGTAATGCTAAGTGGAATCTGCGAACCTGGACCACTCGTCTTCAGCGTATACTTCCCGCTGAGGAGTTTCTGGTTTCCAATTCTGGCGAACAGCCAGAGTTGAACCAGGAGCTTGACCTCCTCGAACCCGGTTCTGAGATTCCCGTAAGGGTAATCACAGTTCCTAAGACGCTCAAGACACCTAGGATTATCGCGATTGAGCCTACTGCCATGATGTATGCGCAGCAGGCGATTTTGCGATCTCTCCTTAGCGCGATTTCTGAGGATGGTTTCCTCTCTCGCGTTGTCGGATTTGACGATCAGGAACCTAATCGGTTCCTGGCTCGTCTCGGGTCCCTCAGCGGGGACCTCGCTACACTCGATTTGAGTGAAGCTTCCGATCGTGTCTCGAATCAGCATGTACTAGCCATGTTGGAT